GATCTGGTCTACCTTGACGCCATTCAGTTCGATAGGGGTTTTCAGCTTGATCTTCATCGTCTTCCGCTCCAAAAGAAAAAAGCCCGCCTAAGCGGGCCCGGGTGACACCACGGTTTACAGACCGAGCGCAGCGCGCTCTGCGGCCAGCTCGTCCACGCCATCGATGACACGGATCAGCGCCACCGGGTCTAGCTCGTAGACCACACGGCCATCCAGCTCCAGCTTGTAGTAGTCCAGGCTGCAGCTGTACTTGGTTTCGTTCTTCTTGCCGGCTTCCCACTCGCCCATGTCAACTTCGGCCAGCAGGCCACGGAAAGTGCAGACAGCCGCCACTACCGCACCCTTGCGGTCCATGAACGAACCACGGAACACGCCGTTGAAGGCGCCACCGTCTGCAATACCGAACATGGCCAGCGAGGCACGATCGATACCGGTCATCGAAAAGCCACCCTCCAGCTTTTCCATACCGACGGCCATATCGATTTCGCCATCCATACCGCCGCCACGGTGCGCCTCGGTTTTGCGCTTGAGCTTGGGCAGCTGCACCTTGGTCGCCTTGCCTGCGTAGCTGGTACCGGCCAGGAACAAGGAAAAATTCGTCAGCGTTTGCGGAATCATCGGATCCCCTTTCTGAAGTCACGCGCACCGAACCGGTAAAACCCCGGGTACTGCGCGCTGTAGTTAAAGCACCATTCGCTGCCATCACTCAGCCAGACATAGCCATTGGCGTTGGCATCCTGCAGGCAATGCAGCGAACCGAAAACATGCCGGACATTGCGGAAGAAAAGCGCCGTCAAATGGCTACCCTGGGCAGCCACCAGACGGCGCTTCATACTGTCAAAGCCGGCAGGCGTTACGCTGCCAGCACTTCGGTAATCCACTGGTTGGTGACCTCGACACGGAAGTTCGGGTTTTCCGCCGGCGGCACATCGGTAAAGCGGATGTTCCAGTACACCTTGCCCTGCTCGAGCTGGCTGGCGGTATTCAGCACCGGATCCGGGAACACCTCGAAGTTGATCACCGCGCCGGCGTTACGCAGGTCACGCATGAAGGCATTCAGCCCTTCGGTCACGTCGGACACGTAGGTCTTGGTAATGCCCTTGTCCACCGCCCACTGGTGGCCGGCCAGGATGGCGTCCATCACCATGTCGGTGGTACGTACACGCGTCACGAAAGACCACTTGGCATCAGCCGACAGCGTGCGGTTACCCCACAGGCGGAAACCACCGTCACGGATGATGGTGCTGACGTACGCCTGGTTGAGCAGGTTGGCACGGCAGGTCGGGTCGCCCTGCAGGTATTCCACCGGGCGGCCGGTGCCCAGCACATTGGCGAACTCGGTATTGGACGGGCTGGCCCAGAAGCCCACTTCCGCATCTTTGGCCGCAAACAGACCAGCCGCGGCACCTGACGACGGCAGCAGGATTTCCGAGCTGGACTCGGTATCCCACACCTTGTTACCACCGGCATCCACCATGTACAGGCGCTTGCTGCCAAAGTTGGCCGCATACGCGATGGCGGCATCGTCGGTAGTATTCGGGCCATCGATAATGCCGATGGCGCGCAGCTTGCCAGCCAGGCTATCCAGCGCGCTGGCCACCGGCTGTTTGGACGTATGGCCCGGCGCCACCAGCAAACGCGGGTGCAAGCCCAGCACGGACTTGGCATCCAGCAGCGACTGCAGGCCGGTACGTGCGCCGCCTGCCGTCATGCCACCGATAATGGCGCTGGTCAGCTGCGCCGAGTCGGCCACATGCGGCACACCCACAGCAACAACAGCGGCACGAGTCTTGTCATAGACGCTTTTGAGCTGACGGAAAATAGCGCTATTGGGGCCGAATGCGGCAGCGGCTTCGCGGTCGCTGGTGATCTTGACCGGGACATTGGGCGCGGCCAGGCCGGCGCCGGGCGTGTACGTGTCGGCAATACCGATGATGGACGATGACGGCAGCGCAATCGTACGGGCACCGGTATCGACCAGCGTCACCGTGACGCCGTGAAAAAGCGAGGGATTCGACATAGCAGTTCCTTGCTACAGACGTAAAAAAACCCGCCAGTGCGGGTAGCTTTCAGAAAACAGTGGCCGACTACAGCAGCAGCGACCTTGCCCGGGCTGGCGTCAACCCCAGGCCATACACAGGGCTGGCCAGCCGTGCCGCCGCAACATTCAGACTCAGGCCATAGCGCATCTGGACACGGTAGGCGTCTACCTCTGCCCACAGCCGGTAGCGTGGCCACAGCAGGTAAGCCAGCGAGTGACTCGCCAGCGCCGCAGGCCATAGCGCCAGCAGCGCGCCATGCTGACCACCGCAGACAAGCACCAGAACCGCCAACAGTAGCGCGGTCATGACGCTGGCCAGATACCACTGCTGCACATGACGGTATTCGTGCGCGTGCAAACCAGCATCATGACGGTAGGCCGGGCGGATGCGCACCACCGGGCCGTTGGCCGCACCCGCCACACCGTCAGGCAGGCGGTCGGTGTAGATCACCAGGTGGGGCAGCCTCACGGCTTGATCTCGGCCAGTGCGGTCGGGTCGGGGTTCTCGCCGTTCGACCAGGTGCGGCAGGCGTCGATGAACGCGGTCAGCTCGGCCTTTTCCTCGTCGGTACCAGCGCGCAGGATGCTGAGCTGTGCTGCAGTCGGGTAATGGGAAAGGATGTGGGTATCGGCAAGCTCTTGCGCGGCTGCCTGGCGACCAGCGGCGATAACATCCGCCGGCAGCTCCGCACTGCTGAGGTCAAAACCGACATAGGTTTTACCGGCATAGGTGAACTGGGTCATTTTCTATCCTTAGATGACTGCGTTGACAAGCAGGTTACGCGGTACACCGTTGGCGTCTTTGGTCACACCGGTGACGACATCGGAAACGGTATGACCATTGAGCAGCGTCACCCCGTTGAGGTCCAAACGACCGGCACGGTACGACACATCGAGCAACATCCCGCCAGGCTGTTTATCAACTTCACAACCACGCAGCGCCATATCGTTCACCCAGGCTACGCACGCATTGCTGGCAACGATCTTGCTGTGCGTAAACGACACGAAACCCCGGCACGGACGGCCACCAGCATCCCACGCGACAATAGCGTTTAGCCCCGCAGCAACACCATCGCCGGGCTCCGCCAGTACCTTTACACCATTCTGATACGAGCCAACATGCAACTCGCTATCCCACAGGTACACAGTGCTGGAACCTGTAGCAGTACGCATGCGTAGAACGGCAGAGTCAGCGTCAACCCCGCCCGCATTTGCATTTACCCCCCACTGAAGGATGTACACGGACTTGCGGGTGATGCTGCCCACGAAATCGTGGGTTTGCCCTTTCTTGATGTGGATCGTTACCGCGCCGCCGACCGGGGTGCGACTGATGGCGGCCGCGATAGATTTCAGTGGTGCAGCCTCATTGCCCGCCGCAGCATCCAAGCCATTGACCACATCAACGTAGTACACGCGCTCCATGTTAATGATTGTCGCCAGCGCGGCTTGAACGGCTGCGTCGATCTGGACGACCTTGCCGGAAACATTGGCAGTCAGGTTATTGGCCGCTTCAACGAGTGCGGCAATCTGTTGTTCGAGACTCATGGGTCAATCCTTCCTACGGGTTAAGAATGGTTTTCTGCAGCACTAGGCATTGCAGGTTGATTAGTCCTGCGGCCTGCACCGCAGCTATCCCTGTCAGCTGCTGTTCGCGCTCCGTCATACGAATCAACTCTTTGGACGTATCTGCATGGCGTCCGCTGTGCTCATCCAAATGCTGGCGAATTACGACTAATTTCCGATCGGTGACGCGGTCTTTATCTTCGTGCTTGAGACCGCGCAGCATCTCGCTGATCTGGCCGGTGGCCAGTGCGGCCAACTCCTCGGCCATCGCCAGGCTTAGCCCGGCACCAGTGCTTTGCACGGTGACACTGCCGGGTGGCAGGGCAGACAGCACCAAGTCGTAGGCCAGCAGCAGATCGACGCCCGCCGCCTTATAAGCCAGCGGTCTGGCTGGATCACTCCAGATCGCCAGGCAAGTGCCGTCTGCCAGGTAAAAGCCCACCTCGCGCACCCAGAACTCTGCAGTGCCATCAGCCAGCGCAGTCAGATGCACCTGCGTACTGGATACGGCTTTACCGTCTGCAATCGGGTAACGGGCGCGCTCGGCCTGCAGGCGCACCAGGCCTTGGTGCGGGGTATAGGCCGCCTCCCCCAGCGCAATGTGGGTAATCTTGGCCGCCACACCATCTTTCGACGTAAGCCACAGGGCTTGTAAGCCGACCTCAAGAATGGTCGGCATCAGGGGCGTACTACTCATGGAACCTCCATGCATACACGAACGACTGAAAAAGGCCTTGCGACAGAAAACAGCCGCAACACCTGGCGAGCACCGGCCGGCTGAACCGCGGCCGGCGTAACGCTATGGCGAGTAAACGCAGCGGCCTGACCGCCATTGGCAAGGCTTAACGGCTGACTGGCCGGCGCAGGCTGAACCGGACGGGCACCAGCCTGCCACCGCCCGACCGCGGCAGCCTGAGCGGCACTGGCAACACGCATGGCCTGATCAAACTGCGCACCGACCTGAAAGAAAAACTGGCTGCGCTCGTTGCGGGTCTGGTCAACCAGACGGCGCAACCGCTGATACAGCTGCGGCGTGAGCACTGCGCTTTCATCTGCCGGGTTGTCATTCACCCAGGCCACCAGCCCGAACGTATGCGGCGCGGCGCCTGGAATGTCGTGCCACTCCCGGAAATCCACCGCCACACCCAGCGCCCCCAGCGCCCGGCGTACTGCGCCGACGGTGCCTTTGCGCTTGTGAATGGCAAAGGACTGCCGGATCAACGCACGCCGTGCCTGCTCACTACCAGCTTCATCCCAGCCATCTACAGACTTTGCCCATGCAAGCCAGGGCAGCAGCGCTGCGGGACAGCGGGTGGAATCTGCCAGCGTGCGGATCACACCCGGATCTGACGTCAAGCTCATGGCGTCCGCCAGCGCACTTTCTAGCGGTGTACGGTTTGGCGGTAACAAACGACTGATCACGATGCCCCCTTACTCAGCTCGACAGCCTCACAGTGAGGAAACTGGCGCTGATCACAACGGATATCCGCCACCGGCTGCTGCAGCTCCACCGACACCACACCCGACACATGCAGCGCGGCATACAGCGCCGAGCGCGACAACTGGGCACCCAGCCGCCGGGCAGCAGCGACCACGCCATCCAGACGGGCTCGCGCCTCCTGCAGCACCAGCGTCGCATCCGGCCCAGACGAAATCGCCAACGAGGCGACCACCCGAAACGGCAACGGCTGGCCAGCCGACACCCGCGGCCGGTCGGTCAGCGGCCGGACATCTTCCGCAGACAAGGCCAGGCGAGCACGCTCTACCAGCTCGGCAGACGACTGCGGACTATCGGCCGCGGCCAGCACGGTGACGGCGACATCCCCGGGTAGGGGCGCTTCCAGCCCTGCACTATCGGTACACGCCAACACGAAGGCGCCGGCCGGCAGCTGCGCCCGGACACTGTCCGGCACCGGCACCACGTCAAACGTAGGCGAGGCCACCGACACATCCGCAATACCGGCCGCTGCGCTGAGCGTATGGAACACATACGCACCACGACTGCCCGCTACCGACAGCGCGTCAAACGCCATCTGGCAGCGCAAGCGAAGCCGGTCATCACTTTCCCAGACCGCCTCAATAGGCGGATCTGCTTCCGGGTCGGCAGGCACCAGCAGCAGCCGCTGCACGTCATAATCCGCCGCACGGTGGTCCAGATCCGCACCGCGCGCATAGGCAAGCATGGTGGCGCGACCACTGTCATTAATCCGGGCATCGTGAAGCAGCGCATCGTAGGCAGACAGCTCGAGCAGCTTGACTACCGCATCGGATTCCAGCGCCGCCGTATGCTCCGGGTACAACTGCTGAAAGCGGGCCAGCTTCTGCTGATAGATCTCCTCGAAATCCAGCGCCGATACCAGCGCCGGCTCGGGCAAGGAAGCCAGATCGATCATGACGACACCTCCAGCATCAGGCTTTCGCCCTGGTATTCACCCTCGACACGGAACACCGGCCGGCCATCCAGGACCGATAGCAGCACCACGCGCTGCAGCCGGATACGCGGCTCCCAACGCCCGAGCGCCCGCGCTGCCTCGCTCTGCACCGCAGCTACCCAGCCTGCCGTTACCGGCTGGTCCACCATGCGGGGAATGCGGCTGCCGTAGTCCGGACGCTCCCGGCGACTGCCCAGCGGTGTACTCAGAATGTCTTCAATGGACTGCACCAGGTGCGCAACTCCGGACAGCGGCTGACCGGTCCGGCGGCACATCCCCTGCAGGCTCATTTACGCCTCGCCGGGAGCATCTGCAGCCACCGGCAACAGGCCGGCCTGCGCCTGCAGGAAGGCAAGCTGCTCGGGCGTGTGCGCGGTGACCTCGTAGTTATTCACCTGCAGCGCGGTACCGTCCGGCATGATCAGGGTGCGGATTTTCCAGCCACTATCACGAAAGGTTTGCGGCACAAAGCCGGGCTGCGTTGCGGTTTTGCTCATGACTCACTCCATAAAAAAACCCGCCTGCAGGCGGGTAACTAGACAAAAACCGGTTTAGCCGGCAAAGACATTCGGGCTGCCCTCTGCGGCAGTCGAACCGCAGC